GCGGCGTGGATTGCTCTTTTTTTCGGGCGTGCTTGTCCCGTCGGCCTGTGGGCTGGCCGTTTGTTTGTTATTCTCGTAAGATTTCATGATATTGCTGCCCTTCTAAAGAGGCGTTTACGTTGTTAAAATGTTTACGTGTTGGCCGCTTGGTACTGCAATACCTTGCGGCCTTTTTTATTTAAAAGTGGTTAGAGTGTAAAACAGTTAAGTTCTGTTTGCTTTTGGTTGATGGCTTCTTCTACCTTTTCACGCAAAATAGTTAAAATCTCTTTGCATAAATTTTTGTTGCTAAAGTCCACGTTTTGGCCAAAAGTCCCTGTTATTTTTAAATTAATACTATCGTCAGCCGTTCGTAAAATACTCTCTAACACCATTTTTCTTGATTCTAAGTTATTCAATACGGTGCTTAGATGTTGGGCTTGTTCGATGCGTTCGGCACGTTCAGCGGCCAAAATCTTAGGTATTAAACGCCTGTTTAATTCGGCTTGTTCTTCGGCGATTCGGGCGGCTTCTTTGGCGGCTTCGGCCTCTGCTTTTGCCTGTTTTAACTCTTCTTGTGCGATGCGTAGGGCTTCGGCGTTTATTCTTGCTTCGGCTCTTGCTTGCTCGGCGATTTGGTTGGCTTCTTCTGATTTTTGCAAAGATTCAATCATTTGATTAGTGGCCAAATCCTGCACTTGCTCGGCTATCTGTACCATGATTTGCGGTAGTGTTTGGGCTGCTGCCTGTGCTGCCTCTTCTGCGGCGATTCTGTCGGCTTCTGCTTCGGCGGCTTGTACAAGCTCTTCGCTAAACCCTGCGCCCTGTGTGGCCTCTTGTTCCTGTGCTATGGCTTGCGGCTCTACCTGTTCGGGTGCTGCCTGTATCGCTTCTGCGCCCTGTGTGGCCTCTGCCAGTGGTTGTACTTCGCTACCTGTTGAAACATTAAATTTTGCTTTGGCTTCTTCGCGTAAAGCTGCGATTTCTTCGGGTGTTCTTTGGGGCTTTTCTGCCGTGTGGTTGTTCTTTTTTGCCATGATTGTAAATGCGTTTAAATGGTTAAAAATGTTTGTTAAATAACTGTCTTTCAATCCTTTAACATTATAAAGATAGGCAAAAAGTACGGATTATGCAAGTGTTTGTCTCATTTTTTTTAAATTAATTTGCTCTTTTTCAGGTACTTACGCGCAAAAAACGTTGTTTTTTGTCTCAAAATCTGCGATAGCAGCACGCCCCGCCCTGTCGGCTGCGGACAACTGTCCATGTGTCAAAATAGCGTTATATGATGCGCTGGGCGTTGGTGGGTGGTCGGGCTGGGTAAGGCCGCGTAACGCGCTCACAGGCCAAATAAAAGGCCTGTACCGCTTCGCGGGTCCCCTATGGGAAGGGCGTGGAAAAGGTGGGCGTAAGCATAAAAAAAGCCCCCTATGCAGGAGGCTTAGAATCTTACTGTCAATTGGTTACATCATCGTCTCTGGGATATAGTTACTCACACTACCGCTATTCATCAACTTACCATACTTGCCATAACACAGCGTATCGTCTGCATCTGAAAAGTGGGTGGTTTCTTCTTGTGCAGCGTTTATATCGCGCTCAGCTCGCTTGTCCTTCTCAAAGCCATTGCGCCCTTGCAACACGCCTGCATTCTGCTTGGAGAGGAGCAAATACTTACAATTGCGCTCATTGTAGCGTATGCGGGGCAGTCGCTCGTCGGCCTCACTGTGCGCCATTCCCCAAAATAGATAACGCGTGTGGTGGCTGGCTGCTTGCCCGATATAGTGCGGGACAACTGTCCAACCTCGCTTGCGTAACACGGCCATAAACTCGTCGGCGAAGCTGGTAGGACGCGATGCGTCGGTAAAGACGGCGGTATGGTCATAATAGAAATTAACCTCTTTCTTGGTCTTGGCCTCGTAGTAGTCGCAGAACATGGCGGCCAAGTCCTGCAATCGTTTGGGCGTCTTGACAAACAGCGCATTCACCGCACGGCTTTCAATGAACCCGTTACGGCTATGCTCTTGCCTGACTACCAATGTATTGATGTGTGCGCCCCAATCGCAAGCGATGTCAAAGGGGCGGTTCATGTCGATGTCGCCGTCTGCTCTACAATCCAAATCCGTTACTTTGCTAAAATCAAAACCCAAACTGTCCAAATAGCGGTAATTGCTGGAGGCGTAGTAATGCACCTGCTCATTGAGCAAGGGATAAAAACCACCTTCTATTTTCGTGGGACGAATGCACTTAATTTCTCCGTTGTAAATCAAGGGCGGCAATTCGCGTTCCATGTTTTTGAACCATTCATCGCCCAATACCTCACGATTAAACTCAGAGGGGGCGCGGATATACAAATACTCTTTCGGGTTGGCCTGCGCTAATTCTTCCATTTTATACAGCCATTTGCCGCGTGTATTCCAAGGAATTGTCCCAACAAACATAGTGCTGTGGTGAATGGGCAGATTCGCATACGGCTTGTCTTTATTACTGCGGTTAGTGGCCAATACATCATGGAATAAATCGTCATACTTGAGCAACTGCATTTCATCACCTGTTACCGAATCGGTATTCAACCCGCGCCCGCTCCCAGGGCGGTCTTGTGAAACAAAGTGGAATCCTGCGCCCGTGTACCAAATCATGAAGTGGTCGTAAGCCAACGGCGGTTGGTACGGCTCTGGCCATTTCCAAGCCTTGGGCGGCTTTCTTCCGACAAAATAATGAATGTCTTTGTGGTAGCCTAAACGCGCCAAGCCCTCAATGGTAGAGGGCAAGGTGCGGGTAATGATTTGAATATAGCTTTCACCCACGATTACATTGGCCGAACGGGGCATTTTAATGGCGATGTCCTTGATTCTCCACGCTAAAATACTGGATTTACCAAGCCCACGACCACCCTCTAAAAACTTGTGTACCTGCATGCCTGTCGCCAACATGAGCTGCGGTAAATTAAACTTGAGAATGGTCTGTTGATTCGCTGTCATGGGAAGGAGTAATCGGAATAGGGATAGGTTGCGATTTATTTAATTCGTTAGCCATCATGCCCACCAAATTGACGGCCCCTGCTTGCATGAGGGATTGCATCATGGAAACAGAAAAATCATTGAGCACCAACTCGTAAGTATGTGGCTCAAGGGCGGCAAAATCGGGCATATCAATGTCCACTTCGTTTAAGTTCGTGGCCTTAATGAGTTGGGCAATTGCGCCGTTCAACCCTTTAGGGTCGCGTAAACTTTTTGATAACTTGATACTATCAAAACATTGTTCAATGACTAACCTGCGCCAAAACTCTTTTTCGCTTCTATTAATCGAACCAAAGATTTGTTTGGTTTTACTGATATAGCGGTAAGCCGTCGCACGCTTCACGCCATACTTGAGCATGAGCATATTGACTACTTCTGATTCTTTCACGAGGTTGCGGATTTGGTTGTCGGCAAAATCGTAGATGTCAAACAGTTTCTTTTGTTTGTCGGACAGTTCGCCATTGCCTGTGCGCAAAAATTCGATAATGTCGTCTTCATCAGAACGCTGTTTGGCTGGCTTGCCGAAGTTTTCGGGTTCATTCGCGCGGCTGCTCATCGTATTTCCTCCCCTAATTTAATCGAATCAATCAGCTTGAGCGCGGCGGTAATGGCGGGCGATGAACCTTGTTGCGCCAATTCAAAATTCTTTTTGCGTACCAAGGCCTCTTGGCGCAGTCGCCCACGTTGGACAGTTTCGTAAATTACCCCTGTACGCATTTGGTAGCTGGAGACGAAACGCTCGCGCTCTACCTGCATAATCACGGCCAATTCCTCAAGGCTAAAGAATAGCGCGGCCATGTCCTCTAATGCGGAGAGTTGTTCTTGGTTTAGGTTTAGTTCGTTCATTTATTTATCTCGTTTTCAATGACTTGTTTGTAAAAATCTGCTACCGCTGGGAGTGTAAAAATAGTCCCTGCCTCCAAACGCGGATTGTTGGTAAAGTTGGCGGAGCTAACCACCGCAACGCCCCACTGGGCATTTTGTATCACCAATATTTTGGCGTGGCAATGGGTCTGTTTTAGGCGGGTGGCCACAGCCTGCGCGAACTGCCATGCTTCGGGTTTGCGCTTTTCGGTGCGGTAATCAAACACGCAATCAAAGGCCGTAATTTGCCCCTGCTCAATGAGGTTGTGAATGCTTCTAAGCGGGTCTTCCGTGACTGCCCACGTGGTCATGGCCACGCTCGCTGGGCCTGTTTGCTGTAAAATATGCTTGAGCAGTTCGTGGCTGCTCCACTGGCCATGGGTGGCAAAAGTGATGATTGTATTTTGCGCTAATTGCCCAATAACTTCCCGCAATTGCTTGATACTGTTGCCTTCTATGGCCTGAATGTCGGACAACTGTCCGAGAAGATAGGCACTGGCCGTTGGCTGGCTGGCGGGGCTTTCGGTGGTTTTATCTAAAGAAAATAACATCTTAGTCCTGCGGTGTTTGTTGGGATAAAATACGCTCAATCATTGCACGGCGTTGCTGCCAAACGTCGATGTTTTCGGCACGTTTGCGGCCTGCTCGGGCGTGGGAAATGTTGGCGATGAGATTGCGCCGCATTTTCTCCAAAACGGCGCGGTCAAGGGCTTGTAACTGCTGCTCCTCGTGGCTGGGGGGCGGGGGTAAATGACCAAATTCCTTGTAATAATCCACCGTTTCAAAGCCTTGAGAGAGCGAATCGAACAGCTCCAAGATTTGAAAGGCCAAGGCTTTGCGCTCCTCGTCGTTGCTGGCATAGCGAAGCTGGCCATGCAAAAAAGAGGCTTGGGCATACTGGCTTTTGGCCTGTTTGTCAATAGAGATTACCGTTTCATTGTCAAGGGATTGAGAGAGGTGAGCAACACTGTTTTGTATAGCCTGCGTTTCGCGTGCTTGCTGAGCGGATTTAGCGGCTTGGCGCAAAGTTTCGGCGATGCCCGATAGGGCTTCGACTAACTTTTTGTGTGCAAAGTTGGAGGGGGTGGCAAAGAGGGAAAGCAGGGCGGCATTATTGCCGTACTGCTGATAAAGGGCTACGCCCAAAGCGTAGTCCCTGCCCGAAGCCAACCATTGTTCAATTTCATTCATGCCGAAATTACGGCATGAAGAAATTAAGGCAAAAGGACAGTTGTCCAACGGGCAAGCACCCACAACACGCAGCCTTGCCCGTCCGTGTAGGTTTCATACCCGTTGGCTTGCAAAGTGTTGGCCACTTCTGAAGGCTCAAGCAAAGAGCCGTGATGCGCGTTGAGATTCTCGGCGATTTGGTCGGAAGAAAAGAAATGGTCAGCCTCCTGCATCGTGCAAGGCCTGTACGATGTCATAAACTCATCCAATATCTTTTTGTGCGAGGCGGCCATAAATGAGGTGCTTGGGTGCTTCGCCAAAACAATAGCTAACAACTACAGGGGGGCTTGCGCCCCCACACCCAAGCAAGGCCTTGCAAGCATGGTCGTAATTGTTAGTAAGAAAAATTGTTTTGGCGTTACAAACATAAAAAAAGGCTTCTGCAATGCAAAAGCCTTTTTCGTAAAAATATGAAGTAGTTTAGGTATTAGGTAATTTGAAGGGTGATGTCAAGCGTATAGCTTTCCACCGTCGTACCTGTGGGCGTACCGTCGTGGGTGATGCGGCCTATCACTTGGAACGGGAACAGGCCTGTCGCCTCTGGCGTGCCTGTAATTTCAATCTTGCCCGTTTCGGTGTTGAGGGCAAGCCCCATGCCTGCGGGCAAGGTGTTGGCATTCATCACGCTGGCCTCATGGATTTTCTTGGACGGAAGCACAAAAAACTGGTGGTTGGCTGCTGCTTGCGCGATGGCATAGATGCCATTGCCCAAAGCCACGTAGCTTGGGGCACCCCCCACAAAGGAAATGGCCAAGGTAAGGCTTGGCTCAAGCTGTACTACTCCTTTGTAAATGGGAGCAATACGACCCAAACTTTTCCATGTAATTTCGGCTCCTTTGCCGTCTTTTACGGCTGTGCCTGTGGTGATTTTTCCTGATTCGTACTTGGCTGGCAAGCCCTCAGAACCCACAACACGCCAGTAGGTTGTATCTAATTCACGAACCAGCAAAACCATGCTACTATTCTTGAATTTTTCGATAAAGCCCAAAAGGTAATCCTTGTTGCCTGGATGCCAAATTTTCAATGGGTTTTCGGCGGATTTACCGTCTGTATCCCCCACAATTTCGGATTCCAAGCTCCCTTTTTGCTGTGTACAATAGATTTTTTTCCAAGACTTGCCTGGCTTTAGTACGAAATTTCCTACCAAGGTTACTTCGTCTTCAAGAGAGGTTCTTTGCTCCTCTGGTTTGGTTTTGGGAAAAACGAGAATGTCGCTGGCTAAGATGTAACACAGCTCGGATTGAATGCCTGCATCATTATTTTGGCCATTCTCCCACAGAATATCTCTAATGTTATACATGGCTTAGATTCCTTTCTCCTGCGCTGGCACAGGCTTTAAGTACAAATCCACAAAGCCGTTAATTTCCTTCACCAATTTGGCCAAGAGTTTGGCATCGTCGGCCAATTGTTCGGCGGTAATCACCCCCAAGGGTGTGGAAATTTTGGGGGCGGCCAAATGGTAGTCGCGGCCTTCAAAAGTAATGGCCACTTGTCCATGCTTGCGCTCGGTTTGCTTGATGCGGGCTTCGGACTGCGCCAACTGCTCGGACAGCTCTTTGATAATCGCGGCTTGCTCGGCTTTGTCGGCCTCTAACTGCGCATTTTTGGCGCGTTCTGCTTTTAGTTCAGCCTGTAAGTCTTGTTCTTCGCTTACAGGCTTTTTGTTTTTATCTTCCATTTAATCAATGGTTTTAAAGCGTTTATAAAAAGATTTAGGTTAAGCGACAAGATTGCCAAAGACTTCGCCTTCAATGGTTTCAAAGCCCACCCCACGTTTAAAGTCCACCATGCAATTGATGATACGGCCAGTCCATTGGAATGTCATATTCACTTCTTCATTGATGCCATCTTCCATGTAGAGCATATTGTCTTTGTGGCCTAACATAATGCGACCTTCTGGCCAGTTAAGCGGTGCAACCAACTCACAGGTTGTTCCGTCCAGCGTGCTGTTCATCACTATTGCATTTTGAAATTCTGCGCCTCTGCGTCTGCGGTTGTATTTCAACAAAGTACGTTGGTCCACGAACATTTGCAGACCAGGCAAACGCTTGTTGAGCGGCACGGTATCAAACATTTCTTCCAATTTGCGCACCACGTTGTCTTCGGTGATAGCACCAAGGGCATAGGGAACAATTTTGCCTGCGGCAACGGCATTGTTGTAGATTTTTATCCAGCCATCAAAAGAGGCCAAAGTATCACCCGCTACGCCATCAGGCGGAGGGCCTTGATAATCGCCATTGACCACTACGTTGTTAATATCGTAGCGAAGTCGTTGCAATACTTTATCCACTATCTTTCCGACAAAGGGTGTTTTGGTGTATTGAGAACCGTCTGTTTTCAACCAAGCCAAGGCGGTACGCTCAATCTCCTGTGGGGTGATTTCAATATCTATTTTACAGGGACGAACCATATTGAGTTCTGGCTTGAATTTAACACCGCCTTTGGGGGTAAACTTGGTTTGGTAAGGCTGCATGACATCGCCTTTGTGTTGTATGACGGTGGCCACCAACTGGTCTTTTACGCCATATTCTGGCTTGCAGAATATTCTCCAGTCTTCCTCTTTTTCGAGTTTATCGACAATGGTTTTCTTCTCGTCTCTATAATATGCTCCCAGCATATCATTGACTTCTTCAAGCTCTATGCTTTTTCCTGCAATGTTAATCGAAGGCATGGTGATGGGGTGAAGGGTTTAGATTAAAAAATAAGGTTGATTCATTGCGTTATTTTCGATTATGAAAATCCTCTGCAATTTGATTGAGTGTAAAGTTGGTGGACGCGTACACAGGCACTTGCGCATCTGGCTTACTGCCATCGTCTTCGGCTTGGTGGTTGAGCGGATTAGAATGCTGCGAACCTGGTTCTTTGCCTAATTTTTTGATTTCGGCTTGGGCTGCCTCGTACTTGGTTTGCAAATCGGCCAAAGCCTGCGTTTTGTCGTCAGCTTTGAGCTTGGTATTGTCGGCGATGGCCGCGTCAAGTTGCTGCTTGAGCGTGTCATAGCCTGCGGCTTTGTTGGCCGTGGCTTGCGCAACGAAAGCCATGCCCGTGATGCCTTGTGCGCTCAGCTCGTTGTTTACTTTGGCGATGTCTTCGGCGGAGATTTCGGTTTTGCCTGCAAGGGCTACTAAGGCAGGGAATTTTTGGAATGAAAAAGCCATGTTATGATTGGTTAAGAATTTGCTGATGAAGGAATTGGACGGCTTCAGTGTAGGTTTTTACCCCGTCAATCAGGCCAATGTCAGCCGCTTGGGTGGCGGCATACATTGCGCCATTGAGCGGGGCTTTGGTTTTGCTGTCAATTTTCAAATTGGGGCGATTGGATTTGACCCAATCTTGGAATACCGTGTTAATAGCACCAAGTTGCTGTTTCAGGGCTTCGGGCTTGCCGTCAAGGGCTTGGTAGTACTCGGCATTCTTCACATCGCTGTCTGGAGCCGTGATGTAATGCTGGGTAATGCCGTCTTTTTTGAGCTTTTCGCGCACGTCGGTTAGCAAGATGGCCGTGCCAATGCTGCCCACTTGGGTGGTGAGGTTTTGGGCAAACAGGTGATGGGCGGAAACGCCAATCCAAACGCCTGCCGAGGCTATCATATCTTCGGCCAAAACCAAGGTTTCTTTTACTTGCGATACTTCATTGATGGCGCGGGCAAAAGTTTCTGTGCCTGCAACTGAGCCTCCTCCCGTATCGGTGATAAACATAATCCCGCCCACGTTGGGGTTTTCGGCGGCTGCATAAGTGGCTTGTGTCAGCTCACGTGTTCCTACCGAGAAGCAGGTAGAATCTTTGGTAATCGGGCCTTTTACTTCGATGACCGCAATAGAATTTTTCGGAACGTTAGAGGCCGTTTTACTGGCGGCTGTAAAGCCTGTGGCATGATCCCCCACGATATAGTAACATTCAGGCTCAAGGATTTTGCGCGGAGTCTTCTCGGTACTGGCTTTGCTCAAATAGTCCATTACCATTGGGTAAACGCCTGTTAGGTAGCTTTCGTGAACTAACCAGATGTCTTGGTTTAAAATGGATAAGGCCTGAAAAATATTCATGCGATCGGGATTTGGATTGCTAAAATGTGTTGCAAACCTGCCTGATTCATGCAGCTAAAAAAAGGACAAACAAAAAGCCTATGCAGTTGCTGCATAGGCTTTGCAATGAAGAGGCGGGCGCATCTCGTGTATTGCCATTACTTGCCTACACTACTCAGCTATTGCCATTGTTGGCCCTACTGTCTCGCGCCTTGCCATGTCTTTAAAGTAGCTGAATCACAGGGATATAGTTGTCTGTCATTGCACCTGCTGCCAATACTTTATCCGTCAGACCACCAATGGCCTGTATTCTGTTGTATCCGATTTTAACGACTCTGGAGAATGCTCCGTAATATTTTTTGCCATCGACTGTGATTTGAATAGCAAAGGCAAAATATTGATTCTTGCGAATGTCTCTGCCCGATGAGCTTTTAGTCCCTCTGGGAATGAGCCTGTAATGTCCTTCCTCGTCCACTGGCATGGTTCTAAACCATTGCTCGCGCTCAATCGGCACGGCCAACAGGCTGTTTTCAGCGGGCAAAGCAAACTCGGTAGCGCGGCCAACGTTGGCCGAATCGTTGTGTTTGGGGTGCGTCCAACGCGCTGAGATTTTGAACTTTACGGATAAATCCGCCCCATTTCTTTTCTTGCTTTTTTGTCTGGGCTTGCCTCGCAAAAGGCATACAATCGGCTGGTATTCAAGGAACTTTTGATTAAACGCCGACCAACGCAAATAGATGTTGTTGTTATCGCACAAGAGGGTGAGCTGTGGAATGCTAATTGGTGGCTCTGCATTGACATTGGCGGCCACAAAAGCCTTGAGCTGGCCAAGCGTTACTTTATAGGTTGGCTCATTGCCCGATTCGTCGGATAGAGGGAGTAAATCCGTGCCTTTTAGTTCGCGGGGTAGGGCGGGTAATTGAAATATTTTGCTGCCTTCGGATGGTTGTGTCATAGGAGTATCGGGGTTTGGTTAGTCTGAAAAATAACTGAACCTGAATTAGTTAGCAGGTATTGGGGCGGGGCGTAGAAGGGCGCGGGATTCGGGTTTGTTCCTTCCCATTTCATCGTTCGGTAATTGCCTTTATTTACAGTACCCTTGTTGTCCAAATCTGCTTTAGACAAGAGCAAAGGATAATCCTTTGAACCAAAGATTTTGCGCTCTTCGGTGCTGAGTTGAGCCACTAATACCACAGGAATACCCGCATATTGGGCAAGCCATTGCGTTACGTCGGGGCGGTCTTTGGGAATGTTACAACCCACTTCGATTTTGTAGGCTATTCCGTGTTTGCTGCGGCTGAAATTCTCGGCGTAATTGCCTGTTTGTTGCGTGAAGATAATCTCCCCCACATTGGCGTTTTCTGCAAGGGTTAAGGCTTGACTGACAACACTTTGAACGGGATAATAGTCTTCTGTCAAATCACGGCAAGCAATGATTTGCAGGCCTGTGATTGCGCCGAAATTGTCCCCTGAAAAGCGTGTGATGTTCATTTTACAAATGTGATTTGTTCAGATTTGTAAGCGAAGGACAAAAAAGGGACAAAATTAAAGACCCAAATTTTTTTTGGCTTCTCGGTGGCGATAATAGCGTTTTTTCAGCGTGTCTTGCGCCAAATCGTCTTCGCTGATGTCGTAATGGGCGCACCATTCGGTGAGTGCCTCCACGATTTTGCGGTTTGGGCGTTGGCTGTCCATGAACAAATAAAGCTCCTCGTACATCATGTTGGTAAAGAGGCGGGCAATTTGTTTTTCGCGTTCGGGTCGCACATGAAAACGCCTTTGTTTAATAAGCGATTCGCTCAAGGTGATGGCCAAGAAATGTTGGTCGGCAAGGGAGCGGATTTTGCGGACGGGGTATTGTTGGAAGGCTTGGGCGATGCGATTCCAGAGCTTTGGCTCAAAGTGCTGGCTGCTGTAAGGTCCTTGTCCGAAGGCCTGCGCCAAATAGTGGGCTAAATAGCGGGGGATGGGGATGTGATAGGTCATTGGCTTGGGCTTTTTACAAAGAAGGGGCAGAAAAAAGGACAGAAAAAGGACAAAAACACCTACCCCGAAAAAAAATGCGTTAGCTGCCTGAAGGGGCGCAGCCGCCTCCTCAAGAGGCCGAAGCGTAAGCGTAGCCGTAAGGGAGCGGCCACCCTTTTTCGGGTGGCAACGCCCAAAGAATTTTTTATTGAAGGATAGGGAGACTAAATATCATTTCCTTTCAACAAGCAGGATATTATCCAAAGAAACAACAATACTGTAATCAGGCCATTGAATAGTGAAAGGTAATTTCTTATTAAAATGCTTACAGACGAATAGCCCAACATTCAATAAACTTTTTTCGCGGTCTTTGGCCACTTTTAACTCTTCCTCAATGTTGGAAATGACTTTCGTTGTTTCTATCAGTTCATATTCCAAATAGTCTGGCTCTGTAGAATCTTTTCCACAAGGGGGTTTCTTTATCAGTTGTTGCATGAATTGAATATTGGCAAAATGTTGTCTTATCCGTTGTGTATCAAGCAAACTTACGTGGAGTTTTCCCATCTCAGGCCTTAGTCTTTTTTCTAATTCGTATGCGACGATATTTATCACACACGCTGCCTTTATTTCATCTTTCCCAATGAGTTGAATGATGTTTGATTCGCTCAAATCATCTATGTACGCCGATACATTAAACTGGTCTTTTTCCCATTCGATTTTATAAATAATATTCTGTATTGTTACGTGTGGTAAAGACATGACCATGTGATGAATAAATCTGCTATAATCCCTGTAATCAATAGAGGCTAACAGTGGAAAATTACGCATAGTATCCTCTCTATTGGGAGAATATTTTAGAACAGTATTAAAAAAATGTTCTTGTCGTTTGGTATATCGCTGCATGATTTTCAAAGAGTTTAAGCCCGCACAGATGCACGGGCTTTTGGGGTTTAATTATAAATATATTCTCCTGAAATATTATTAGCACAATACCCGCATACGCATTCATACAGCAGCTCTTTTCCTTGCATAATTCTTGCTGGCGAATGGTAAAATATACTGCTGCATTTTTCGCACTGAAATTGCCCATAGTCAGCCGTCAAACTTGACTGAAAAAAGAATAATGAAACACGAATTGTTGTTTCAAATAAGTGCTTTCTCTGTACCTTTCTCTCCAAAGAAAGTTCATAACTTTTAGCAATTTTTTGTTTTTGAATATCAGATAGTTTAGAAAATTTTTTGCCATAAATTGATAAAGATACTTTCATAATCAAATCGCATAAACGATTGTGTTTTATCCGCTCTTTTTGATACTTTTCACGATAAATTTCTCTGTTTTCAGGCTTACGCGCTTTGAGCGTTTTTTGAAAGTAAAAATTATATTTTTCGTCGGCATTATCAGCCATTTGACGAAGAATTTGTGTTGTTGGAAGTATCATAAAATCAGAAATTTAAAGGTGAAACAGGTGTGATTTTTACAGCAATTGAATCACATAAACATAAGTACAATTGAGACGATAAGAACGTATATGTTCGTACTTCTTTCAAATGATTATAAAAAGAAGAAATGTCCATTTTTTTGAGTGGCTTACAGCGTTTATGCCTTGTATTTGTAGCCTGAATTTTGTCGTTCATATACTCAAAAAATCGTTCAATATCATGCACAATATCTCCATCTAATGCTCGTAGAAAATCAGCGATTTCCTCCTCTAATTTGTTCTTTGATGAAAGAAGGCTATACTCAATCAAATACATCTTTTCGGGGTATATTGAAGATTGCGCGGGCTTCTTAGTTGGCTCATAAATCAACCCATTATCTGTTTTTGTGCAGTACATTTCGGCGATGTTATTGGCAATCTTTATCATTGTACGAATCGAAATCATATTCATTTTACGGCTTCGACAATGCGCCAACAAATCAATAGCAAGAGCAGAACCACTGACAAAAGTTTGACCAGGTTGATAAACCTCTTCCATTATCTCGGACAAACTCAAGAGCGTTATTTCTTTGCAGCTGTACTTGGATAAATTGCGCAACTGCTGTTCCACTTCGTCGAGTGCGGCTTGGGCTTGTTTTTCCAACTCCTCAATCTTTCCCAGTGCGATTTGATACTCAAGCTGTGTAGGTCGCTGCTTGAGTTCGGCTATCTCTTCTTCCAACGCGCTCGGCTCAGGCTCTGCCTGCGGCGTGGGTATGGCCGACTTCTTATGCAGACCACCCAACCCGAAACCTGCTTCGCGGACTTCTGGCGGAGCTGGTGCAACCTGCATCGGTACGTCGATGTAAAATGTTATTTGTTGTGGTACTTCTTCGGCGGTTACGTCCTGCACTTCTACCTTTGGTTTTCGTTTGTCCGCAATTGCGGACACCGATTTGGCTGTAACTTTTTGGCCTGTTGCTTGGGCTATTTCGGTGGCCTCTTGCCAAACCTCTGACCGATGTACAGGGCTGACATTAGCAAGCTCCCTGTACTGCGCTTCGTTTTGCGGCAACTCGGTAACTCCATTTTGGGCAAGCTCTTGACGCACTCCTGCGGCTTTGATGTACTGGTATGCCGTACTGCGGCCAATGCCATGTTTTTCGGAGATATACTCCTCGAAAGTATTGTAGCCTTCTCGATACAGGCGTTTTTCCTGAATCTCTAATAGAGCTGCACCGACTTCCAAAAAAGCCTGTTTGTTTTTCTCTATAACAGCCTCTAAGTCAAGAAGTCTGTTAGATTCTTGGGTTGATAATACGTTAGGCGTTGTCATAAGCAAGCGTGTCGAAGTTGATCACTTTGGTAGGGTTGGAGCGTCTCCAATCTTCATATTGCTCTTTGATAGAGGCTATCAGCAAGGCCAAAAATACAATCTCGGTATCGGCTTGCTCTTGTGCTTGCTTGTCTAAGTGAATCGTCTTGACCCAATCAACTAATTCTTGTTCCCTCTGATTATTAAGCATTTCGATGAATGCCATTAAGCTCTCGTAACCAAAGCGTATGGTTCTTGTATCGGACAAAAAGAACAGGTTATTGTAGTTCTTTTTCCAAAATCTGTACACCGTCCAAAAATTGGCATCGTATTCCTTTTTGGTGTTGTCTGTATAAGGGTTAATAAACAGGTTGTACAGAAACTCCTTGATGTATTTGGCCTCGCCCGAATTGAACTTAATCGGAATGGCGGGCATTTTGCGTGCTATTTCTACCATTTTGTTTTAGTGGCTAAGGGTTGAGACATTTTATTGGAAGGGCTAAGACTTTGGTTTTTAGATAATTCTTGCGCCTCCAAAAATTCTTTCTGTGTAATACAAGTTCTTGGGTACGAAGAATTTAACTTGTCAATCAGGAGCTTATTGCCGTATTCGTCCAATAGCAGATTGTAGGCAATAGTGGCCGATACCAATTGTTTTTTTCGCTCAAGCTCATTGAGATAAGCGTAGAAACGCTGTATGCCGTTATAGTCTTTGAGTAGGGGCTTTCTCAAATAGAACTCGCCATTTTGGTCGGTTTTATTCCAGTTCTCGCGCTCGTCCACGAAATCGAAGGAGTAAAAGCGTTTTTCAACCTGATAGCCTGTGGTGGGGTGGTTGAAATTGTAATATATTTTTGCAGTAAAAAGGCTGCTTGTATCGCTGGCTTTCAGCAGATTACGATTGCTATACATAATGATTTTGTTAAAAATTATGCAGTCAATTTTGAATTGAGCAAACAATTTCCGATGTTTGTTCTGTTAGGACTTGACCGCTTTGTCCACGTTATACTGCAAGAGATTACAGTAGTCGCTCATCACCTCCCCGTGATGGGCTATTTTTGTTTAAGCCCATTGCCTCCCGCAGCCGCGCCCCCCAACTTTTTACATTTGTCCCCACTCTTGCAGGCATCGGTAAAAAGCGGTCATTTAGAATTGTTTTTAATTGCATTGCTAAGCCTTGCGAAGGCAGGCATAACGCGCCAAAGTTTTCCACATTTCCACACCCTTTATATTTTGTTTTTAATAATGTATTCCTTACAAAATAAAAATTTATGCCGCAATTTGCGGTAGTTCCGCAAGGGATGCAATTATTCAAAACATTCAAAATCAGCGACTTATGTTGTTTTGTTTTCTTTTTCGGTTGTGTAGTGTTATTGCTTGTTTTTCTGCGCCAAGCGTTGGCTTTTTCTTCGGCTGTGGATACCTCTACGGATAGCTCCATTTCGCTGAACTCGTCCACAAAAACTTCCTCTGCTTGCACCTGTTTTTGGCCGCGTTTTGGCTTGGCTGGCGGCTCTGCTTGCTGCTGGTGTTTGAGTACCGATGCGATACATTCAGCGTTGATTTCTTCGGCTGTTTTCTCCTTGTGGATAAACTTTAGATTGACTTTGTAGGCCGTGTTGAAATGGTGAGAAGTGGGATTATTGGTTGGAGTGAGCAAGCCGAGTTGAACGCCTCTGTCAATATGGCGTTTGGCCGTGTCGGGGGACTGCTTAATGTAGCTGGCCACCAGTGCGGGGGAAAGCTCCACCATGATAGCATCAACGGCTATTTTGGTTTGTACGGCTGTTTTGGTAACGGTATTGAAGATATGTATAACGAACTTGTGATAAGCTCCACGAATTTTGTCGGCCAATCGCTCGCAAGCGTCGTTGTATTGATTGATGTCAGCGTCAAGTGCAGCGGATAATCGCTGAATATCTCTTGGGCTGATTGCGGTGGGTGTTAATACAAAACTACTCATATTATTGGTCTATAAAAAAATGATAACAATCTATCTAATTGGGCAATTGAACGGGCTTAAAGGTTATCTTTTCGCACAGTTCGACGTGGCGAATACCGTCAAACATTGACCAACATCGACATTGATAGCCTGCACGTTTTGCGTAACGGGCCAACCTTCTCCCCGATGGGATAGCGTATATTGAACAGTAGGCCATGCCTTCTTCTTCGGCAAGCCATTGAATTTCTGTATATATTTGTTCAAGCAATAATTTTGCTTTTGCTCGGGCTTTAATCTTCGATATAGTCAT